TCTCACCTCCTTACAATTATAATTATACTACACGTAGTATAAGAAGTCAATACCTTTTTATGAAATTTATTATAAATTATGATATTTTATCCAATGGTAAATATCCAGTTAAAAACAAGCAAACAACCTTATTAAAAGATTGTCTACTTATCTTTATATTTTAAATTAATTTAATTTTATAGTTTACTTTTGTTTAGTTTACATAATCTATTTTAAGTTAACTTATTAGCTCTCACATTCAAAGCAAGTAATACCACACTTCTTAGCTTTATAATCTGCAAAAGATATTATTTCTTTAGCCCTTACCATCATTTTATTAGCTAATTCCCTTATTTCCCATTGAGCTCTTATACAACTTCTTTCATCATAAAAATGCCTTAGACTTCTTAAATTCATAGTAACTACTATATTAGATGTAGTAGCATTAGGCAAAATATATCTAGCATCTTCCTTTGGTACTCCTAAACCAACAAGTTCATTGTATAATCTCATTGTTTCTTTTTTGTATTGTTCTATCCATTCACTATTAACATTTTCTTGCCATGTTCTAGGTACTACAAAATCAAAATTATTGCCATTTACATATCTTTGGCTTTGATGTGAATATGAAGCTATTCTATGCCTTACTAATTGATGTGTTAAAGCCCTGCTTACCCCTTCTATACTAAAAGTAAAGCTAACATGCTCTACAGGACTTTCGTGTCCCTTACCCATCCATTTACATATAAAATTAATCATTTCCTCATTACTAGGTATTTTTATATCTCTTGCAGTTCCTTTAGCGTAGCATTGTTTAAATGCCCTGTATGTAGTTTCTACTGGATTTATTGTATAACTTAATAAATGTACTTTCATATTATTAATTACCTCCTATTTTTTCTCTTTCTTTTATGCAAATTCATAATTTCTTTGTATTGCGATAATTATTCAATATCAGATAATACCATTTCAATATCTTCAAGTAAGCAATAACCATCACAATCAGCATCATCATAAAATACTGTTTCTTCTAATAAATCAAGCACATAACTTGAATTTTCCTGTTTTTTTAATAAATCTCTACAAGCTTTTAATAATGTGATTTCTCTATCTTCCATTAATAATTACTCCTTTCTAAATACATAATATATTCATATTCCGAATTACTTTTTATACTAAAACTTTATCTAACTTGTATTTAAATCTGGTTCTTTTCTTAATACCTTCTATTTCTATACCATTTTCCTTACACCAATTGAGCGGTATACTTTTTCTATCTGAATTTTCTATAAATCTCTTTACTTTTTTAGCATCTATCATATATGTCCTTTCCCTGCTCCTGAAATTAATAATAAACATAGCTTTTACATTAGATTTATCTATTTTAGAAAGTTCTTTAATTTGGTTTTCTCTAATACAGGCAAATGGTAAGCTAACATTTTTAATGCTCTTGAGCTCTAGCAAATATAAATTTTCTTCAGCCATTACTATAAAGTCACATATATTAGAAGGTGTAAACCTTGTATTGTCTCCACCTTGCCATGTTCCCGCACTATCTCTAAGCCTGTACCCCCAACAACTGTTGGGAATACTAGCTTTAAAATCATATTCAAAATATTTACCTTCGTTTTTAGACATTTAATCCTCCTTTCGTTCTATACGTTAATTTCGTACTTTCGACAAAAAATTACCCTTTAAACATTAATAATTTGTAGGTTTCTTGATATGGTTGTGTAATGTACTCCTAGTTTTTTAGCTATTTCACTATTATTAAATCCTTGATTTCTTAATTTTAAAACTTTTTTTATCCTGGTATCTCTTATTAAATCTCTTTTGCTTTTACTAGGATATTTATTTTCATTTTTTAAATATCTTCTATGGTCCGCTACATGGAACCATTCTCTCCCTAATTCCCATGCTATTTCTTCATCCGTTTTGCCTTTCCTATCCATTTTAAATAATATTTTATTTTCTTCCTCGGTCCATGGTACTACAATCTTTTGCATTGGTATTTTTCCAGCTTTTTTTAATCTATTTATTTTTCTCTCTATTCCATCTACTGATCTATTCATTTGTTTACTTATTTCTTTTTGTTTTAAACCTAATTTGTAACAACTTATTAATTTGTTTTCTTCTTCTTTAGTCCATTTATAGTTACGTCTTTCAGGAGCGGTACTATCTATCTTTCTTTTTTCTTTTAACCATTCAGGCTCTATACCTAGTGCATATAACTCAACCTTGGATGCATTCCATTTATCTTTATTATTTTTAAGCCATTTTATTAAATCATCTAGCTTAATTTGATATATTGAAGCATTTCCTCTTAATGTTTTTTTATTTCCTTTAAGATTACACTTAGGTATCCAATAATCTGTAACTGTATGCACATCTATTTTTAATATATTTGCTATTAAATTAGCAGTTAAACATTCACTAGCGGAATAAGTTCCTCCTAACCCCTGTCTCTTAGCTTTCAAAATCACTGCATTTTCTGTTCTATTTACTTTTTTAGCTATATATTTTATACTAACTGTACCCCAATTATCTTCTAAGTATTGTACTTCTTCCTCTGTCCATTTTCTCAAATCTTCCACCCCTTAACAGTTTAATAATTATTATCCTGTCTTTATGATTAATCTCATTTTTCTTATAATACATCATTTCTATATCTTTCATATCAAATCCTAATTTACATATAAATCCCAAATAGTTTTCCATTAGATCCACATATAAATAATCTAATAAATTTTTATGTTTATTTTGATAAGATACTTTTACAGATACTAGACCGTCTATAATTCTTACAAAATCCTCAGAAAAGTCACTTAGCTCCATTTTAGCTGTATAATCATGTAAATATATTAGATTGCTTTCAATGCTATTTCCTATGCTTAGAATAAAATGTACACCATCTATAAGTTCTTCTAATATAACTTCTTTACTGCTTTGACCTTTATTACTCCATTTTTTAAACCATCTTATTTCATTAGCCGCTTCACCTAATTCAACTATTGCTGCTACTATTTTATCTACAAATGTAAGTTTTCTATCATGACTTCTCTCTATTCGTGTATCTAATTGTTTTTGCATATCAAACATTTCTTTTAATTGCATTTATTTATCCCCCTGTACAATTTCAGCTTTTATTAATTCTACATTTAATTCGTCACCTTTTGTCTTAAATTCTTTTATTTTAATAATTCTATAGTCATTTCCATCTTTCACAAAGGTGTACCCTAGTTCTAAGGCTTTTAAATATAATTGTTCATTCTTTAAATCTTCATTTTCATAGATAAATTCTTTTTTCAATCTATACTTAACCATAATTATTTATCCCCCTTGCTCTTTTCAAGTTCTTCTCGTACTTTATAAAACTCTGAAAGCCTTATTTCTGTTAAACCCTTTGGTATATCATCTTCTTTTAAAAATTCACTATTAACTCTTAAATACATAATATTTTTATGCTCAAATAGGGTAAAACCACAACCATAAAAGCCTATAGATTCAAAATAATCACTCATTCTCGGTTGATATAAATTAATTACAATATGTTCATCTACAATTTGTTTTCTAAAATCTTTAGCTATTTTTGATGTTTTTCTAAAAGCTTGCAAGTAACGTTCATCTGGCTTATTTAACACTTTGCTAAATTTTTCTTTGTCTTTATCGGTTGGTATTATACAAAGAGTTATAGTTTCCTCATATTTTTCAAAAGGTACATTACAAAATCCATCCCCACTCACTCTATATTGATTAGCTTCAATACCATTTTCTTCAAAAAATTTATTTATAAATTTTCTTTGTTTGTTCCTTAGCTTTTTATATTTTTCTATATCTTTAAATAATTCACTTTCTTTACTTACTATAAATGCTTTTTCCATTTATTTATCCCCCTCTAATTCAATGTTAATCTTCTTATTTCTGACCAATCTTTACCTACACATTCACACAGATATTCAAATTCTTCACTATCCAAAAATTGTTCGGCTTTGGTTTTAATACCTTCTTTATTAACTTTGCTACTGTTTAAGCTAAGACGTTCTAGTCTAGCATCTTGAACAGCTCTTAGTATGATTGCATTAATAAGATCTACATAGCCACTGTTAACTTGTGGACGGCTTGAATACATTTTTATCTCCCCCTAAATCTTTTTTTCTTACATAATGTTGTTTGTGACATTCCAAATCTTATAGCTATTTGCAACTCTTTTAATCCTTGTTTTTTTAGTTCATCATATTTTTGCCAATCAACTTCTTTTGTTTTTCTACCAATCATTAATACCCTCCTTACGTCTATTTCGTACTTTTAAGCATTAATAATCCATATCATCATATAAGATAAACCCACCTTCTAAAATTCTATCAGGCATATTTTCACCTGTAATTGTTCTGAACTGTGCTAACATATAAGATAATTCTTTAGTGTAATTAGTGACCAATGGGATATATTTTTTAATCTCATTGTCGTTAATATTCTCACCCTCTAAGTAACTAACTCCTCTATAATACAAGTCTAACATCTTATTATATTTGTTGCAGAAATCCCTATGTTCATGTTTAAATTTTTTAATATCTACCATGGAATATCTCCTTCTACTTCTTGTATTAATTCATCACCTTGCCATTTATACCTATATTTCCAACCAGTAGGTGGTATAAATCTTTTACTTTTAATATCAAATTTCATTCCACCGACTTTATTAACAACACTATAATATCTATTTTTTAATATATCTATCTTGGACTGACAACCTACTAATTGCCTTTCTATAGGATCATCAAAGTCTAAGTCATCATCATTTTTTATTCTGCTAATCCAATAAACATTAAATGCTGCATTAGTTATATCTCCACTTCCTCCAACATCATCACTATCTACTTCTTTCCCTGCTTGGGTTTTTCGTGGATGTACTACAACATTAACATTTACCCTATATTGTAATGCAAATTGTCTTAAGCGATCTATAAAATCACTTTGTGCTATGAATCGCCCATTACTATTAGAATTAAATTTAACTGTCATAAGGTTATCTATTAAAAACACTCTAGTATTATATCTTTTATAACTTTCTTCCATTAACTTTATTATTTCATCTTCTTTATTTGTATTATTATCATCATATAATTTTAACTTACCACTTATCCAATTATCTATTTGTTGTACTATTTCTTTTTTAGGAATATATTCGTCTGGCCTTTCCATATCAGTTTGCTCATATCTATAAGTAACAGTATCTATATTTTCAGGACCAGCCATTTGAGAATATAACCATAACTTAAAATGTCCTGCTGCTAATTCACCCGTATAAACAAATGCATTATATCCTTGATCTACTGCTGCAGTTATACACTGACTTGCTACTGTACTTTTTCCACTTCCTCTTTTACCTGTCCACACTGTTAGATTAGGGAACGTTAACCCTCCGCAATATTTATCTATAGCTCTTATACTGCTACTACATCTTTCTAATTTAGATAAATCTATTATATCTACATTAGATATATCTACTAAACCTTTCACGTCCTCATATTTAGCATTTTTTATTGCATCTATGATATATTCCTTACCTAATACATTTAATTCATCATTTGCATCTTTTAATTCATGTTTTACTACTCTACATTTAGAATAGCCAAACTTCATTAATAGATTATTTTTTAATTCATCACCGGCAACATCATTATCAACATATATAATCCATTCTTTAATTTCTTGTATCCAATCATAACAATTATCTATCCATGTTAAATCTCTTGTACCACTTGGAATAGATGTAACATTTTCTACTTCACATTCTATAACACTTAACCCATCTACCATTCCTTCACATAGAATTACAGGCTTATTTTTATCTATGTTTTGCATATTCCAAAGAACATGTTTCCCGCCAGATTCTTTCCATTCTTTCAGCTCTTTTTTACCATCTTTTTTTATTTGTGGCTTTCTTAGCAATCTCATTTTATTCATTACAAGCTTTTCATTTTCAAAGAATTGAAATACTGCAAATTCCTCATTTATTTTCTTGAAATAAAATGATTTCACACCAACCTTTTCAAGCGTTTTTTTACTAATCCCTCTTTTATTAAAATATTGTACAACCTTATCTGATAAAGAATTGATTTTATATTTGGGTTGAGAATATTGAGCGGTTTGTTTATATTCTTTATTATTTTCTTTTAACCAGTCTAAGTAATATTGGGCCTGTTCTCCATATTTTTCTGCTAACTCTTTAAAAGTTCCACTTTCTCCACACTTGCCTCTTAGACAATTATAAGTATGTTTATCAATATTAATGCTAAAAGTATATTGATCATGATGTGCCCCGCCATTGCAAAATGGGCAATATTTAACAGATATTTCTTGACCATTATGATTTTTAATGCTTTTATATTCTCCTAAATGCATTTCAGCAAATTCTATTTCATTCATTAAAGCACCTCCATTATAAAATAACTGGATCTATAACTTTATCTTTTGTATTATTTTTAATATCCTTTGCATAATTACTATCTAAATAATCTATATAGGTACCATTAAAAAACGTACTCCCATGTTGAATATATTGTTTATCTTTTCCTTTTACTTCTTTACTGTATCTGTATACACACCTTTCTATTTCTTCAAAAGTATATTTTTTTAATATATTATTTAACTTTTTAAAAGCAATTGATTTACCTTTCTTATTAGGATACAGATTCCATAATTTTTCTTTTAAATGTTCTATATTAGTATTTTGTATATTAGTACTTTGTATTATATTAGTATTTAGTAGTTGCGGGTTATCCGTTTTTGGTTTTTCCGTATATGGGTTATCCGTTTTCGGGTTTTCCAAAAATGGTTTCAAGCTAGGTATTTCAATAACTTCGTAATGATATCCATTAAATTTTCCTTTATTATCATGTAATATTTGCTTTTTTAAATAACCATTTTTCTCTAATTCTTTTATGCCGCTTCTAATAGAATCTTTGCCATCTGTAAAATTATTTTGTAATTCAGATAAATAAATCCTCCAATCCTCTGGTAAACTTAATAAATAACACATTAATCCTTTAGCTTTAGCGCTTAAACTCTTATCTTTTATGAAAGTATTATCTATTACAGTATAATTTTTTTCTTTTTTTTGTCTGTAAAAAGTTGATTGCCCCACTATCTCACCCTCTATTCTTTAGAATATTTTTTCTTAGTGCTTGCACCTCCTCTTATGTGTCTAATACTTTCATTGTAGGCCAGGATCTTTTCTATTTCCCTGGCCTTGTTTGTATCTAACATAGACAATCTTTTAGTTACATCTAAATGAATTGTACTTTTACTATATCCAAACTTCTTGGCTGCATTTCTAACAGTGCAATTTGTATCTATAAAATAATCTGCAACATTCAAAACTCTTTGTTCAATATAATTATTCATCATTCCCACTCCTGTTCTTTTTTAAATTTTTCTTTTGCTTTTCTTAATTTAAAAGAAGCACTTAACAATAAATCTTCTTGTAAACTAACATAAGGTAATATTTCATGTGGTACATCTAATGCAGAACAATGTATTAATAGGTGTAGCATGTGCCCTGCTATCGTTCTGTCTGTATATTCAGCTAAGACAACTTCAGTGTTACCCTCATTGTTACAAAGAGCATAACAATGAATTTTATTTTTTAAGTAAAAAGGTTTTATGTAAACTTCCTCTATATTAACCTTGTGTATTTGTCCCTCTAAAGTTTTTATAATCATGTTTTTATCCCCTTTCATTTACGTTAATTTCGTACTTTTACACTAAAAATAAAACACTTGTACAAAACCAAACAACAAAAATAACAAAAGCTAGTTTGCTTATATCTTTAATATCCTCCATAATACCCATAAACTTATCCTCCTTTTAAAATGGAACTACTAAATCATAGTTATTTAGTTCATCTTTAATGCTATTTACTTCCTCTTTTATATTATCCAATCTGCCTTCTTCTGCATATTTTAAAACCCAATCCAATCTGTATATTAAGGCTTTTTTATTGTCTTTATCCAATTATTTATCCCCCTTTTTAGATAATTGTTCATATCCAGCACATACAGCATCATATTGTTTCTTTGACATTAATTTAGGTTCAGTATTAAACTTAGTTTTTATATGTTCTTTAACAGTATCTGAATTTATATTAGCATTTCCAGCTATAGCATATAATCTTTTAAGTTGTGCATCTGTAAGGCTTATATTAGCTTTTTTATCTCCTTGTGGTTTATTGTTCCCCTTCTTATCTCCTTGACCTAACGTACCATCTAAAATATCATTTTCAGCTATTTCATAAGCGGTCATATACAAATATCTTCTTTGGTAGCTTTCTACTGCTCCTAGATTTTGTATAGCATGACAACCTTTCAAAGTTGCACTTTCCATTGGTGAAGTTATTGTTATAGTGCTATCTGTTTTTCTACATCAGTTAATATCATAGTAGCGTTCTCCTTATCAAAACTAACTACTGCACATATACCTAATTCTGCATTTATTTCGTTTACTCTTGGTAGAAAATCATATAATTCAAAGTAATCATAGTTAGCAAATTTGTTTTTTCCACTCTTTTTTAGACCTGCATTTTGTAATTTTACTCTAGCCTCTGCTAGTTTTTTATATATACTCATTCAATCCCATCCTAACTAAAATATTTTATTTATTATTGATACCACATAATCATTTTCTATTGTAAAATTAGGGTCATTTTCTTTTTTTCTTTGTAAAGTATCAATCAACATTGCGAAATATCCACTATCTACTCCAACTAATTGATCTTCCAACACTTTAATATCTTTTAAATTAAACTCATTAAGTTGCATACACATTTTAAGATATTGTCCGGCATTTATTTTCCAACCTCTATTTATAAATTTTCTAGTTCTTATAATGGAGCATAAAGGATACTTGCTACCAACATATTTTAATTCTTTGTTTAATATAGCTTCTAAAGCTCCCTGTCGTAAAACTAATTCATTATTTCCGCTTGTCCAGTAATTTGTACAATGCACAAAGTCATAATTTCCATGAATTTCTTCAGCATTTCCATAAAATCTTATTATAAGCTGAATCTTATCGGATAAAGTTATCGCATTACTTGATAAATAAACAGGTCTGTATTTTGGTTTTTGAGGTATGTTTTCTAAATCTGAATCTGGTGTTATATTGGTTTGCATTTCGTCATAATCTTCATATTCTATTAAATCTGGTTCTGATTCGTCATCCCCTGCAACACCTTCTGATTGAATAAATACTTTTATTCTTTCTTCTTTTTCTTCAACTCTAGCATTAGTACCCTTATGTGTTTCATTGAATTTTTGAACATAATATTCAGCAACCTTTAAACAAGTTTCTTTGTTCGTAAAGTAAATATCAAAATCGTGTATTTCCTCATTTAATAGCATTGAAGTTATGCAACCCCCTGTTATTATTGAGTTATTTCTAACAGCATTTCTTACATCTTCATTTTCTATACTCTTGTAAAACTCATTAAACTTCTTATTTAAAACACTCTTTATTATTTTTCTATTCATAATCAATATCCCCCTTAATTATCTAATTCTTAGACTTTCACTTTGTATTAAGTTTACTCCTGGAACTCCTTCACCTCTTTTTAAAACTTCTAATACATCTTTTTTAACTAATTTCTTTTCAGTTATGAAATATTTATCTGATATATTATCTTCATTTACTACATCAACACTAGCAGGATTTTTCTGTATTCCTAATGTAAATATCTTGCCTTTTATTTTTTTCTTTCCTGTTGCTCTCATAGAGTTCTCGGCATACTCTTTAAGACTAGATATTCTATTTTCTAAAGACTTTCTTCTATCCGCTAACCTTTTTTCTTCTTCCTTTAATCCTTTTGTATCTACTTCTATAGATTTAATTACTTTAGCCACATTTTCTAGTTTAATGTTTATCTCTTCTCCTATGTTATCTAAGCTTTCCTTTAGCATTTCTGCTGGTACTTCTGGATTATCTACTAGATCCAAAAGATTATTATAATTTTGAGTTAATTCATATAATCTAGCTATTTTTACCCTCTCCTTTCATATTTTAAAAAAATGTACGATAAATTATCGTATACGGTATTGCATAATTTCGCATACGGTGATATAATCTACATGTGCTTGTAAATTATATGAAAATAAGTATCATTTTTACATAATAATACATTTTGTACAAGCCGTATATAAAAATGTAAGACATTTGTTTTGTTGATTTGATGTAATGCTTGTCTTAAACAGCTTGTACAATCATTATACGAAATCGACGTAAAAACTACAAATACGAAATTGACGTAATATACGAAGTAATCGTATAAATTTGTTTAATTAGTTAAATTAAACATTTAAATCTAAATATTAGTAATGTTTGCTAATGTTTTCTATTGATTTTGTTTTTTAAATAGAATACTATGTATATATAGTACGATATGTACATACTATACACATGATACATATACTATATAAACGTATAAAAAATTGAGGGGTTGAGAGCAATGAAACGAAATGAGTATAAAAAACAGTTAGGTGAAAGAATTAAAAAGAGAAGAAAAGAATTGGGAATGACTTTAGAGGAAGTTGCAAGAGAAGCTAACTATAGTAAGTCCTTCCTATGTGATGTAGAGAATGGAAGAAGCGCTATGAGCACAGCTAATTTATCATTAACAGCGCAAGTTTTAAAAGTGCCTATGGAGTATTTATTATATGAAGAAGATTTAAAAAACAATGAAGATACAATAGTGCAAACCATTGAAAAGGATGGTGTCAATTATGAGATATTATTGTCGAAGTTTGTATTTCCTAATGGTTTGACTTATTCTGAAATGGAGGATAAAATTAAGATGTTGGAAAAACTACAAGAAATTATAAATAATAAATAATGAATAGGGGATAGAGTATGGAAGAATTGAACGGTGTACTGATGATAAGGGTCAATGGAGAAATTAAGCATGTAGACATTGATCAAATAAGTAATTTACTGTCAAATAATCTGTTACTAAATTCTAAAGATATTAAACCAAAGGAGCAGGCAGTGTAAACCTGTTCCTTTTTATTTATTTAAAAGTTTATTTTCTAAGTCAGCTAATTGCTCTTTGCTATAATTTCTTTGTTCAAAATCATTAAACCTATCTACCTTTTCAGTTTTCTTATTCTTCTTAGTTTTTTTATTCTTTTTTTCTAATAAAAATTTATCTACCTCTTCTATAGTCTTTATATTATTAGTTTTCCAATCTTCTAAAAGGGTTTCCATATAAGATATAGCATTAGTAGTACTTTTATGTAAAGCTATGTCAGTAGCCTTTAAAACTAATTTTAAACTATGTATAACTATTAATTCTTTTAATATACTTTTTCTTTTAGGTCCTATTTTTAAGTTAGTATTTTCTTTAATACTATTTACTATGTATGTGAAGCCTTCTTCCTCATCATCAAAAGAATTAGTATTATTTAAATTAGTATTAATAGGATCAGTATTATTATATATACCCCCTTCTCCATCATATCCATCATCCATACCATCCCTTTTGGTAGGTATGGCTTTTTGATTTTTACCCATACCCTCCTTTTTGGGGCTATGGCTTTTTTCTTCTTTACTTTTTCTATTTTGACTAGCATGAACTTCTTTGGCTAGTTCTATATTTTTATTATCTAACAATTCGTATTCATAATAGAAAGTCATTTTTTTCTTATTGTTTTCATCAAGAGTATCATCTTGTAACCTATACTGGATTAAGTACCCAGCATCTTTCAATTCTTTCCATGTACTTTCAAATGCTTTTTCTCCCTCTTTACATTGGCTTTTTAGATACCCTTTATAAAGAGTAAAGTTTTCTATTGTGATGTAACTTTGGATTAAAGAATATAATCCTTTGGCTTTTAAACTTAATTCATTGTCTCTTAAAGCGTTATTGCTCACTTGTGTAAAAAATACTTTCTTTTTTCTAAATCTACCATTTTTATGCATAACAAAAACCTCCTAGTTGTATATCCTAAAAAGAGTTACACAAATAAGAGGTATTTCCCTAAAATTTTATTGACTATTTTGCATGCATATCTTATAATTATAAGCATACAATAGTTATTAAAAAGGGAATACCTTTTTGTGCATCCGTATTAATCTCAAGTTTGCCGACTGCAAGATTGATGCGGATTTCTGATTTTTTGGATATATTTTATCGAATTGAAATAAAATTCATTCTAATTATTTAAATTTTACAACAAAAATTTGTTTCTGTAAAGAAGGAAAGTGGATAACATATGTTTATTTGTCTATCTATGCCTTCTTTTTTTTTATATTATTACAAGGGTATTTAAAAACAATATAGAAGTAATATTATAATAATATTATTTTTGTAATGAGGTGCCGATATGGAGATAATGCAAAAGCAAGAGTTTAATAATCTAAAGATAGAGCAACAAATACAATATATAAATAATTTATTAGAAGAAGGATATACTTTAACCAAAGCATGTAAGAGTATTGGAATAGCGCGGTCTACAATAGGCGGTAGATTTAGTAAGGAAGGTTATAAATACAATGAGATATTGCATTTATATTGCAAAAATAATGCAAATGTAGAAGAAGTTATAAAACCTAAAGAAATTACATTAGAAAATACATTGCAAAAGCAAGATAATATTAATAATGCAAATATAATGCAAAATACATTAACTGAAATAATGCCTGTTTTATTAGAAATGGTAGAGTGGTATAAAAATAAAAATAATTTAGAAGAAAGAGCTATAGATTTAGAACCAATCGAAATAAATTTAAATGCAAAAGAATTGGGTGGAGCTATATCTACACATTCTTTAAGGTGCTATGAAAGTGCATACGTAGAGTTCCAAAAGACTTGTGAACAATATAAAGGATATAAAAAACAAGATCTGTTAAGTTCTGCATTATTAGAATTTGCTAAAAAGTACAGAAAGTAAATACAAAGTATGTACTTTTTATATACTTTGTGATAATATAGTAAATATAGAAAGTTAAGAGTATATACAAAGTACATACATTTTATATACTTTATGATGAGGAGAGGGGTTTTAAAAATGGGAAAAGGAATAGACATTGGAAATGGCTATGTTAAATTTGACGATAAAAAATTTGCAACTAGGGTTAAGGTAGGAGAAAAAATAGGATTTGGAAAACAAAAGAAAGAAATACACTATGTAGAATATGAAAATGTTAAATATATAGTTGGTGAAGGTGCTATTTTTACTGGAGACGATAGATATTTTAGTAAAGAATATGAAATTTGTTTATTAACAGCAATTGCTTTAGGAGCAGGAAAAGAAGATTTTATAGAAGAATCTGTTGTAGTAGGATTACCAGAACGAAAATATAAGTTACTTGGAGAAAAGCTTCAAAAACATATAGAAAAATTAGGGCAGAAGCAAATAATAGTAGATGGAAATGAGTATACAATTAGAATTAAAGGAGCATTAGTATTTATAGAAAGTGCTTATCCTATTCTTATGGCAATTGAAGGCAATGTAATTATAATAGATAATGGTGCTGGAACTATAAATGTTACACAATGGGAAGACTTGTCTATTATAAATAGTGCAACATACAATGAAGCTATGTATAAAATGTATGGTGCTATATCATCTTATTTAAACACTAACAAGGGTTCAGACTTTAAACCAATGGATATAGAAAAAATATTAAATAAAAAAACAACAGTTATTAATCAAGAAGAAGTGGATATAACAGATATAAGACCTATTATTCAAAATCATATTAAAGAAATTGCATCTTATATTAAAAATGACTTTGACTATAAAAACGCAAAAAGCATATGTTTAATAGGCGGTGGCGGAGCTGATACAATAAAATATTGGGAAAAGGAATTTCCTAAAATAGAATTAGTAGATAATAGTCAATTTATAAACTGTAAAATTTATGATTCTATAGCTGCTGAAGAATTTGGAGATGATGGAGATGGCAAGGAAGAGTAAACCAATACCATTTACAGAAAATGAAAACCATTTGCTAGAATGGGCTGAAAATAGAGACAAACCTTTTGCGACTTATGTTAAGGATTTGATTCGAGAAGATATGAAAAAAAATAATAAATTTGAAAAAGAAGAATTGAAGGCCGCCATAAAAGAAATATTAAAAGACATGGATATAAACACTATAAAGAAAGAGGAAACTAAAACAAATAGTAAATTAAGTAATAAAAGTAAAGCAGCATATAAAAGTTTACTTAAAAATATAAATAAGTAAAACACCTGTTATTTACAGGTGTTTTTTTATATTGCAAATATATTATTATAATAATATTACAAAAATAATGCAATGTATTATTTTATATTTATAGCAATAGGATCAGCTAATTCGATTTCGGGATTAAACTCTGGCGCCTTATCTAATAAATGAGATTCTTGTATATGTGTATTAAATTCTCCAACTACAGCCTCTCTTAAATGTGCTATTTCTTTAGGAGATATATCAGGTATCAATCTAGCAATTTCATCATCAAATAGATCTGCTTTTATTCTTCCTGTATATCCTATGTTTGCATATTGTTGTTCTATAGCTAACATTACATTAGTTGCTATTGTATGATACATATTGTACTTATCTGCACCTATTTTTTGTATTGTAGCTTCTTTTTTCTTTTGTAAGAACTGTATAGCTACATTAGTTAAATAAGTTGCAAATATCATTAATATACTTCCTAGGCATTGAAATAATACTTTTACTATTTCAGATTTCATTTATACACCTCTATTCATTATAGTTAATAACTGATTGACAAGTGGAGTATCTATCGCCAGTAAAATGTTTATGTATCTTAGCTTGAGTTGGATAATCTTTTATAAGGCCTCCAACAGCATAAATCTTTTTAACTGAAGAATAATCAAAGCTTTTTCTAGAATCCCACATTGTAGGGCAGTTTAATTTGTCTGCAAGATATTCCGCAGCTCTTTGATCTATAGGATAATGATATATAACTAATTTCTCCACTTTATTTTCCTCCTTTGGGTTGGTTGGTATACTAGGAACTTTGCCTGTAATACCTTTAACTATAGCATTAGCCATATTTTCAGCATTAAATCTACTCATGTTTTCGGAATTATCACAGAAACAACATTCTATAAGCATTGCTTTGGCTTTAGTATGTTTTAATACATATAAATTACTTCCATCTTTTATTCCCCTATTAGTAAAGCCTAAACTAGCTAAATTATTTAATACTCTATTAGCTTCTGTAAAGCTTTTTCCACCATATGTAAATACTTCAGTTCCATGAGCTGATCCATTAAAACAATTAAAATGTATACTTACAAATAAATCTAAGTTATAGCTATTTGCCTTATTTACTCTATATCCTAAACTCTGACTTAAACTGCTACAACTATCTAATGTGCAGTCAATAGCAGTATTTCCCATACTTTTTAGTTTGTCTATAACCCTTTTACCAACTTCTCTAGTTAAATTAGATTCTGCTTTAATACCAACAGCTCCATAATCGCTGCCAGACAAAGTATGTCCACAATCTATTCCGTATGTACTCATGTTATTTCTCCTTTCTTTCATTTTGTGCCCCTAAACACCTGTATGTTCTATCATCTATTCTTACAACACGCTTTTGTGTGTCTGTTGTAGTTTCTAATAGATTTTTTAATAATCTTAACGTTTCTTTCTGGTCCTTATCATTAGATAATAGGACTTTGTTATTTATAGTAACTAAATCATCTATTTTGCTGCATAGTTTTTCTATTGTAGTACTACCATTTAAATCTTTTAGTCTTTTAAAAATAAGAACTATGCAAATTAACAGTATAAGTAATGTTGCTCCAGCTATTCCTAGCTGTAGATATAACTGTTGTGTAGTCTCTGTTATCATTATGCACCTCCTTGAATTATTATATTAATTTTAACATATTTGGAATATACAAGTGTAAAAGACAGGTTTTCACCTGTCTTTGTTATGTAATAATGTTATCTATTCCAGTACCCCTGTAAACTTGTCCCCACATATTAACTCATATTCCTCTGGCGTAATGTCACCGTAAGGGTTCTTTTTTGTTATTACTGCCTGTGCTAATAATTCTTTATCTATAGCACCTATATTATATGCCATTTCCCAAAACTCCATTATTGTAACCCTCCTTTAAGTTTCATTATTTCTATTTTTGCTTTTGCTATTTCTTCAGCGTTCTTTTTTAATAAACCTTTTAATTTCATTGATTCTAATTTATTTGTAGCTAACTCTTTGGTTAGATAGTCTATCTTTGTATCTTCGCTCACTATTGTTTTAATGGGTATTTTATCATAATAGACCATTTTAGTTTCAAAATTTACCTTCATAACATATTCATATTGAGAATTTTGTGGTTTGTCTGGTATTTCATCAATGAAGAATCCGAATTCCAAAAGTTCTTTTTTGGAATAGGGTGTACCATCATCTTTTTTCAAACCATATTCTTTGTGCAATGGAGATGCACACATCGCATAACCTGTTCCAGTATTATAAACAAACATTTTATTACCTCCCATATACTTGTGTTGTGCTATCCGTTACGCCATTTCTGTCTTGGTCATAGAATATTATCAAACACGTTTTGTTATCATACGACAAAAAACATTTAGAGCAATCGTAACTTGTAGAAATGTTGAATTCTGTTATAACTCTACATTCAGGGCGCGGGTAAGAATCGCCAGTTTCCAATTTAGAGTTTTTAAAATATACTTCAAACATTCTTTTGCTTCTCCCATTTATAATAAAACCATTTTTAGGATTAGGAGACATACTAGCGCATGATAAGTGGTCGTCTTGACTGTGATACAACAGCTTCGGAACATCCACAAACGTAACCCCATTATTGGAGTTTTTAACACTACCGCTAATAAGACAATAACTTAAACCAATTTCGGGGTCGGTGACTGTTGCTGTAGCGTATGATGAATAGAAGTTTTTAAAACTTGCCGATACATCCTCTTGTGAATTATATTTCATTTTACAATAGTTAGAAGAATTAGTCGCTGAAGCGCCGTACAACCAACCATCATATGCCATGTATTCTCTTAATTTAGTATTCAAACTGTATGTCGCCTCTACAAATGTTGCTTTAATACGCTTTGATAGCGTTTCATCCATAACCAACAAATAAGTGGCTGTAGTCGCAAATGAACTAAATATAAATATAAACTGCTTCGTAACAGGGTCTTGAACCACCTTGTGTATATAAGCGCCATTGCTCCCAGTTGCATCTTGTGGTATTGATTCTTCGTGTTTTTTATACAAAAATCCTTCGTCAGTATATTCTATAATAGTATACCAAGCAACAGTTTTGGTGGATTTGTTGTTTTTGTATATACCTATAAAACCCGTTATAGAAGGATATAATTGGCAAACATCAAAACTCCAATCCAAATCTCCAACATCATGTCTTTTGACAGATTCGCTTTTGCCAAACTCTCGCCAATAAACAGCGTTATCACTTGATTGGTGCATTAATATACCTTTGTTATTTATAGCTATATTGCTTTTATCAGAACCGACATTCGTTTTAACGATATCCAACGGTATAGGAGTATAAGATTTCTTCTTGAACCTTCCCAATGGAGTGATGCCATTATTTTTGATTTGACCTATAATTTTGTGTAAATATAAAGAGCTACAACTAGGCAATTAAACTCACCTTCCTTTCAATTAAATCTCCATCTTTGTATATCAGGTTAAAGTGATATACCCTGTATGCGCTTTCGCGTTCGTTATATAAAACTATTTTTTGTTTCGTATAATTACCTTCGCTATTTATATCTGAAATTTCTGATGTCATAGTTAGTTTTCCCGCATGACCAGGCGTAGGGTCGGGGGTTCTATAAGATACATTTTTATATATACCATTATTGTCTTTATTGTATCTTGCTATGTTAGATATTTGAGTTAGTAAATTTATTTTATTTAAATCTTCTTGTATTTTTTCATCGGTTAATTTTAATTCTTCAAACTTTGATGTATTATCTTCTACGTTCTTTTCTAATGTTTTATCCAACATTGATATATCTCTGGAATTTTGTAGTATTCCGTTTTCTACATGGTCAAGATTCTCTTGGTCTAGATTCGTACCGTGAGTTACCACGCCAGAATCGTCTTTTACAATCTTTGCTTCTTTACCATCTATCAAATACGTGGTAGGTTTATTATCCAACCTATCCACGAAATTGACCTTTTTATATATTGTAGTAGCCATTATTCAATCAAACCTCCTTCAACGAATTGAAAAGGATATTCTACTATGATTTCATCGTTAGCTTTCTTGAAAGATAAGTCCTTTGCTGTATATATAGTATTGTCTTGGGCTAAAAGTTTAAAGTCCGTAAACTCTCCCACTTCATCCCTATTAATCTTAAAAAATAATGTTATTAAATTATCTTTGATTTCACTCTTATGAACTGTTTTTGTTTTATCTTCACCATCTTGCTTATATGATAAATGTTTTATATCTTCTAAAAATATTTTACAAATTCTATTTAATCCTTCATTGGTCATTTAATCAACCTCCATATATTAAAATTATAGTACAATTCCCATAGCTCGGCTTGTTTGCGCTGTTCCAGTTTGTAACAATGAATATCTAGTATATTTAGGATTATTTGATTTTATAGCAGTCTTTTTACCATTTGTCATATTGAACCTAAATTCATTGTTTATCTTTATATTTTGTTGTCTTTTAATGCTTAAATTTCTTTTACTATTAACGATAGTTTTATTCTGTGAACTTCTCCATTTTAAATTACTTTCTGTATTTACCCTGATTACATTTGTTTTGAAATTAACTCCGTATTGGTATCTAACACCTATGGGGAATGTTTTTTTTAGAAATGGAACAATTGTTAATGCACGAGTTGTATCAGGTATATAATCTTCCTGATCTTTCATTGTATATGCGTTTAGCGCTGTACCCATTTGGCTTAATGAAGAGGTTTCTGTAGCACCTGTGATGTTGTATCTTTTATCAGTTATTATCTTGTCGTTGTGAAATTCCTCAGCTCTTAGAAGTATTCTAATAAGAGCGGGTTCATTATCTGTAACAACATCATTCCATCCTTCCTTCATGCCTATGTATATATCTTCACCTAAAAATGTTTTACAAATATTGTTTATATTTTCAATTGTGCCAGTGGAATTATTAATAATTATTTGAAGTTTAATCATTTTTCTATATTCGTCGTCATCTAGCATATTTCTTGGTAAGGCAACTATATCGCCTATTATATCTAAAGCAAATCCTTTTGCTTTGTTTAGATTTCTTTGTTTCATGATTTCTACAGCTTGTGATATTATTTCATCTTGAATTATAGATAAAGCTTTGTAATAAATATAGTTATTATGCTTTTTCATATAGTACGGTAATAGTTCGTACATTCTCTCTAAAGTATCAGATTCTTTATTCGCCATTGTCTATCACCTCTATATCATTTGAAATAGCTACATCTTCTTCTCCTATAACTATATTCTTTTCAGCTAATGGCTCACCATCTTTTCCTATCTCTATTTTAATATCTTCTATTCCATCTAAATTAGCGGACCCTATTACGGAAAACAATTTAAACAAAGTAACATTTTTCCCTAATCCAAATTCATTGATAGCATTAGATGTTAAATTTTCAATAATCTTATTTCCTTGGATCGGGTAATCTTTGTTAGTTTTTATAGTTATTTTAGCATTAATCTTAATATATTCCGGTCGTGTAATTCCTATCGGGTGAATTTCACCCATACTATCCTTGATACCAATATATTTAGAGCCGCAAGCTTGTATTCCTCCAGGCTTCTTGTCAAATATAGCCTGCGCTATCTCTTTATCATCACCGCCGACCACTAGCACCCTGAAGCTTTTTTCTGGTATACCATTTACAATCTGCATTGTGTCATTCTCTTTTATATGAACACTACTAACTCCTGTTACTCTTAACACGTTAGCATATATACTGTCATAAACATTTGTGTTTCTGATTGAGACCGATGCATTATATCTTTTTCTGAATTCTACTGGGCTTTCTTTGTCTTGGCCTTTAATAGTATCCCTTTCATTGGTAACTGAAATACGCCCTATGATGGGATTAACTATTAGAGTTATTGTACCTGCGGGAGTGTTTCCACTAGCTCCTGCTGTCATAGCTACAACGTCTAATGTGATAGAACCACTTTCTGGTATAATTCCTTCTCTTGTAGTTTCAAATACAATACCAGATTTTGTAGCTACTTTAAATCCTTTGTATATAACTGCCCCTTGCTCTCCTGTGAATGTAACAGCTCCCTCTGCTTTACTTGCTTGTTTACGAGCTATTCCAATATACATCCCCTTATCAAATAGTTGATTACCTTCAGCATATCTAGGCGAAGCATTGTAAAAGGTTTGCTCTAATATCTCCCAAAGGTCTGACATAATATACATTATCGGAGCAGTAAAATGCTTTAAAGGGTCTTGGTCTGAAAAATCAATATTTTCACCGAAATAATCTTCTTGTTTTAAACGTGTTTCTATTTCTTTGATTAAATCTTGATACGTTTTTCTTTTATATCCCTCCGGGGTGATTCCGAATTTACTCATTTATTTTTATCCCCCCTAACTGTATTTTATCTTCGTATTCTTTATATTTATATCTTACACTAACTAGCGTTTTTCTGTTGATTCTATCATAATCTATTATAATGTCATCAACTTTTGATACTGTATTGTCTTGTAATAAAGCATCAGTTACAGCAAACTTTTTCTTTTCCATAGGTGTATTTTTAAATTTTATATCTAATAATAGTTCTCTATCCATGCCCATAGTAGAATCGAAAAACATTTCTCCTGATACAATATACAATAATCCAGTTGTTTTCTGGATTTTCTGATCTAAGTCACTTACAATAACAGCTCTTTTGCTCACAAATTCTAAGTCACCATTATTAAATTTAAGACTGTTCATTTAATCACCTCACAAATAAGTTTGTTGATTGTTTATAATTATCACCATCAGCGTAAATAACTGGGCGAGTTGCTTTGTTTCCTCCTATTGTAACCTTAGGAGAATCTATATTTATTTCGCCTTTGTCATTTATTGTTATTGAAGCTTTTGTATTCCCTACTCTTATTTCGCCACCGTTTAATGTTTTAAATCCTATTGGTATAGCCATAGCATCATTTAAATTATGCATACGTTCACTAGCATTGTTTTTAAGTGTAGAGCCTAACATTATATTATCTATATCATAGTCTATAACAGTAACTAATACCCATTGGCCAATCTGCGGCACACCTTGTATTGATAAATTACCGAAACATATATTAATTAATGGTATGCTCGGCATCACTGGGAGCGGTTCTTTTGTCTCATTGTCTGTATGCATTATTTCAACATCTACGGTTTCATCAGAGTTCACCGCATTTATTCTACCCAGTAAAGAACAGACTATTTCTTCTTTTAAATTCTGTTTAATCATTTGGAATGTTCTAACTATTTCTTTCATTAAACTGGTCGCACCTCCAATTTTGTAGTAAAGCTTGAACCATCATGTTCTCCTTTTATAACCATCATGTTTCCGTTAAGTGTTAAACCTCTCATTTGTACTAAGCTATATGGTGCCAATACATGGTTTAACAAACATTCCACTTTATGCGTAGCGGGATTATCCTCTTCGTCAATAGGTTCTACAGATAATAAACCTTCTCTGCTACCTATTACATATGCCATTTCTGTGTTCTTATGGGCCATTAGTATATTTATAGTGTTATTATGAATGGATAATCTGGACCCGCAATCATTTGCTATTCTATTAATCACATCTAAACACGTTCCACGGGCAGTATATCCTCTTGGATAATTTTTTTTATGTCTTAATTGCAACACATTCGGCTTAGTTCCACCAGCGTAATATAGCACATCTCTTATTATATGTTCCGCACTTGGGTTTCCTTTGTATGTATAATTAATCTTTTTACGTAGCATTTGATTAGGTACATCTAATGTTTTTATAGTTGTAATTTTGTCTAATCCTTCAGGCTTAGTTCTAACAGATACAATAACTCCACTTATGACAACACCTATATCTTCTCCATATCCTGCATTAACTACAATGCTATGACCTCTTACTATATTGTTTAGGCTGTCTTTATTTAAGTTGTACATAATTATTTCACCTTCATTTGGTATGGGTTCTGTATCAAATGATATTTTAAATTCAATGTCAAAATCTGGACTAGTATATCGTCTGGTACCTATTACAACCTCTATTTTCCTTTGCCAGTAATCACTTAGAATAACATCTCCGCTTCTAGGCATTATTACTCACCTCTTTTATTTCTAGTATTACTATGTCTCCAAATTCATCAAAACCAACCCTTTGAACCGTTTTATCGCATGATGTTGGAATTATATCTACACTAGGGAAATTAGGATCTTTGTTACCTTCATCATCTACAGCGCATTGGAACAACGGTTGATTTAATATAAGTTTTTCGCCAGATACCAGTACTTTATCTTCATGAGAAAGTGACATGGTTATAAAATCAAAGGTTAAATTATATTCAATATCTATAACATAATTTTTACCATCAAACTCCATTTGAAAGGTATATGGCAAGTCATTTTTATAAATAGGTATTTCCATATTGTACCCCCTTTATCACTTCTTAGCTTGTTTACCTTTGTTTTTCGTAGCTTCTAACTTAGCCTTTTTAGCTTCTTCTTTGGCTTGCTTTTTTTCTTCTAATTGTTCTTTCAAAGCTTCTATATTAGGGATACTAAGTTTACTAGCATTAATACTTACATATGTCTTTTGAATAATTCCAATTTCTCTAAGTTTAATGGAAAACTCTATTCCATTGCCTATGCTGGCAGAATGTGTAAAATCAAAATTTTCCATAATACAACTTCGCCAGTTATTAACACCGTAATATTTCAATACCGTTCTGTTAACTGAATATCTTCTCAATTGATTTATTGTAGCTTCTGGGTATTCTTTATTGTCAAATATATATCCACTAATTTGTATTCCAATCATGTTCTTTTTTGCGTGATCCGTTATTATGGCACCATCTTCCACATTTCTTTCAGTTATACTATTAGAAAAACTTATTTGTTCCTCTTTTACAACTGTAAGATATACATCACCTAACTTGCATAAATTCGGCATTTTCACACCTCCTAACTAGATTTTAGCATAAAATAAAAAAGCCCTTTGAAAAGGACTTTTTAAGCTATACTTTTGCCAATAATTCAGTTTTCTTTTTACTAAATTCTTCTTCAGTTAATACACCTAAATCTTTTAATTCTCCTAATTTTTTAATTTTTTCTAATATGTTATCTTGCTTGTTATTAGCATTATTACATTCTTTTGATATTATACCCGAATCTCTTCTAGCCTTTAATATATCAGTTACTAACACAGTGGCTAATGATGCTTCAAATATGATTTTATTTTCTATACCACCTTGATTGCAAGTTAGTATTAAATAATCGTGATTTTCTACTTTTTTCTTTTTAGCTCCAAATGCATATATACCTAATAAAAATAATCTTGTCATAGTTACATCTTTTTCTATATCTTTTTCATTTTTATATTCTACATTAATTATATCCTGGAATGGAATTGAAAAACCTACAAATTTATATGATTTAACAGAAGGAACAAAAACAATACCTTTTTCATAGATATCTATAGTCCCATGAATTGGAATACCACAATTAAAATCTATATGTCCACCTAGATATGAAGTTTTTGTACTTCTTATTTGACTACCATACTTTTCATTGTCTTTATTGAACTCTGTTAGCTTTAGATTCTTTTTATCTTTGTTTTCTTTTAATTTAGAAAATACCCCCATTTTCTACCTCCTCAAGTCGCTATTTCATCTAAATATTAACATATAAATAAATTCAATACAATATTATCCTATATCTGTATAACTTAATTGCATACTGGTAGTATTGAATATACTAGCTAGTTCTTCTCTAACTATTTCTGCTACAGCCTTTCCTGTTGCCCGAGGATTTCCACTATCATGTATATCTATATTTATGTTTATATTAGGTGTGCTACTCTTATTACCTTGATTCAGTAATCTTCTAGTCGTATTAGCTGGTGTTACCTCATCCCCCCTATTTAGATTTAATATTTCAGGACCATTTTCTCCAACTAGCGTTTTCCCGCCAATAGCGTTTTTTGTACCAGTTGCTAATTTTTGAATGATCTTTCCACCTCTACCTGCTGCTGTTACGCTAGTAGAACCTTTTCCTATGCCCTTGGTATCAGGTTTTTTCGGACCCGCGGATGGTGCAAGATGATCTAATTCTGGAATGTTAGGTACATTTACTGATGGTATTTTGTTAATTAAATCTATTAGCATATTTATTTTGCTAATAAAATAATTTATTTTATCTATTACTACATTCAAGGCAGCGATACCAACATTTTTAAGTCCATTGAAGAATAAATCCATGTAGTATCTAGCTGTTTCACTTTTATTATATAATACTATTAGTCCTGCAACTAATCCAGCTACAAGAGTTATAACAAGACCTATTGGGTTTAAGTTTAATACAACATTTAGCGCTGCTTGTGCGCCTGTCATTAACTCCGTTGCTTTCTTCCATTTGCCATATAAATCAACTACTGTTTGAATTATTTTCATGGTTATTACACTAGTTACTATTCCGGCGATAGCAGGTACTATTATATCTTTATTTTCTACAACAAATTGGGCCACTTCTCCAAATTTATTCATAAACCATTCCAGATCGTTCAGTAATTGTGGTATATGTTCACTAATAGACACTAAGGCATCTTTAAATCCTTCGCCTGCATTTTGGTTATTTACAAATTCTATCATTGCATTGCTTAATTTATTTTTAAGCATATCTAATGCACCAGATACAGTGTTGTTTTGAACATCTGCCATTTCCTGTGATGCACCGTTTGAATCTTTAATCTTAGCGGATAATGTGTCGTACTTTTCTCCAGCTCCATCCAATAGTATTGAAAGACCTGCAACGTTTTCTTTACCACCGATTAACGCTTTTATTTGTTGTTGTTGTGCTTCAGTCATGCCAGACATACTTTTCTTTAAATCTATAAGTATTGAATTAAGAGGCCTTATTTTACCATTGCTATCAGCTGTAGCTACTCCTAATTCCTTTAGCTTGTCAGCAACGTTTTTTTGAGGTGATGTTAAGTTAAGTAATACGTTTCTTAGCGCTGTACCACCCTTAGCACCTTTATAGCCTGAATCTGCAAGTATACCTAACTCGGTATTTAATCCTAACGTATCTAAGCCTGCATCTTTTGCAACCGCACCCACCGTCAAAATGGCTTCTCCTAATTGTTGAACATTAGTGTTACTCTTTTGAGAAGTACGTGCCATCTGATCGGAGAACATTGTTAAGTCTTCAAACTTCAATCCTAACGCTGACATAGAATCAGTAACTAAGTCAGAAGCCAATTGTATATCCATAGCTCCTGCTGCCGCTAAGTTTAATACTGTTGGTAATGCTCCGGCTGATTGTTTAGCGTTCCATCCTGCTAACGCCATGTAGTTTAATGCCTCTGCCGCTTGCGTTGAAGAATACCTAGTTGTTTCTCCCGCTTTCATAGCAGCGCTTCTAAGAGTTTCGTAATCATCATTACTTATTTTACCCATTGTAGCGTGAACATTAGCCATTCCTTGCTCGAATTCAGCATATGTTGACATCATTACTTTGCCTAAGTCATAAACCTTTTTTGCTGTAAATGCTCCTACCCCAAGTTTAACAAGCTTCATTAAACCACCAGACATTCCACCGGTGTTCTCTTTTACCCCTTTTGTCTCATCTTTTAAACCTCTAGCTTCTTTTCTTGCAGCTCTTGTTAATTCTTGCATTTTTACTAAATCACCATTGGCATATCTTATCTTACCATTAGTATCCCTATAAGCATCCGCAAGATCTTTAACATCTTTCTTTATTTTTGTAGTTTTCTCTGTATTTTTAGCATAGTAAGAACTTGCTTTTCTTAATTCATTGTTTATTGTTGAGTATCCGGTGCTAGTTTGCTTAGTTTCTTCTTTCATTTTAGCGTAATAAGAAGTTGCCTTACTTAATTCACTGTTAGTGCTAGCTGTAGAGGTTTTAATTTGATTACTTTCTTCTCTTAATTTAGCATAGTGTGCTGAAGCTGAACTTAATTGAGTATTTACTCCATTAAAATTTTGATTTAAGTTTAAGCTAGCTTGTGCAACTCCTATAAGTCTTTCTTTAATACTTTTAGCTTCTTCATTACTTTTTTCAAACTGATAGCCCATTCCTGAAGATGCTTTTGTTATATTCCCGACTATAGTTCCAACACTGGCACTACTTTGCGCTATTTTGCTAAAAGAATTTGCAGCCTTAGTAGAACTTTGAGTTATATTTTCAAATCCAGAATCTATTTGTTTCTCTTTTTTAAGAACTTCAGATAATGCTGAATCTTTACTTTCAAAGGATACAACATAAGTTAATTCCTTTAAACCAGCCATTTATACACCTCCTATATTAAAAAAGGGAAATGGCAAATAGCCACTTCCCATTAAGATTTTTTTATTCTTTAATTGTATTAGAATCTCGCCATTGCTTATAAGCTTCTACTGTTTCGTACAATCTCTCATCACTCATGGCTTCTAAATCTTCCATTTTGTATTGCTTTGAGTTAAATACTAATTCCCACAAACTTACATCACTTATTACTTTGTTCTTTATCTTTAAGTTTGCTTGTTTCTTTAGCAAGTCTATAGCGCTTGGGATTGTCGGAAAATTCCGCCACTTCTTTCATTATTTCAGCGTATAACTCTATTACATTCTCACTTTCATTAATTTGTTCAATTAAATTTTTAGGAGAAACTATTAAATTTTCTTCTACTGCTTTTTCTACGAATGTACCAACTAACATTTGGCCATTTTTCCCTATACATTCACAGTGAAAGTCAACCATTCTGGCTGGATTCTTTGACTGACATACAATAGTCAGCGGTTTATCTATTATTTCTCCTTTATCATTTTCCTTTTTTAATATTACTTGAAAATCTGCATTCATACTCATGCGATTATTCCCCTTTCAACTCTTTATATTTCTTTCACAGAAACAAGTTCAAACCTAGTATCTTGATTCTTAAATACATCCTTATTAAAATTTAAGGAAAATATATTAAAAGCATCTATTTCATTTATTTCTTTATTGAATTTTATTACAGTAAAGGTGCATTTGCATTCATGCACTATTGCATTAAGTGATAATAAATACTTAATCTCAAACTCTTTCTTATTAACAGCCATATTAACTTACCTCTTTATTCATATTTCATATCTAGTGCAGGAACAGCTATTACCCATTCCTGTTCTGCTACTTCAGATCCTCTTGTTAAATTGGCGGGTTTCATAATTACACATTCTGTACCTCCCGCTTTGGACTTAGAAACATCGTTCCCATCGACTAGTTGCGCATCAAAGGTTGTATCGCCCTCGCTTAGGGTATAAAGTATCTTATTGCTTGGACTATCATGTTTTAAACTAAAAGTTATTGTTCCTGATTTATCTAAAGAACGAGCAAAGGTAGTATCTCCCTTCATTCCTGTATGTTTAACGTATTTGTCGCTTTCTCTTTCGCACGCAATTTCGCTACCATTACTAAAGCCTGTGATATAGTGTGTGCCCCTGCTATGTGCAATTATTAAATTAACTAACTCGGGATTATACGGTTTAATCAATTAAAGCACCTCCTTTAAAGATTTAATACAACTGAGCCAGTTACACCAACTTCATGTATTGCACCGGCTTCTATGTATTGGAATTCTATACCTGTTATTCTTCTTGCTTTTCTATCTTCGATATGTATTTTATCTAATGTATTATATTTAACCGTAAATTGAGGCACACCATCATCATTTCCTAATATGATCTTATTTTTAAAAGCATCATTTAACGCTACATCTACTGCGCTTACCACCATTTGTATACCTAAATTATCATAAGGAATTTTTTCAGTTGTCATTAATAATTTAGCTATTTCATTTTCTATGCGGAACTTTACCCAATCTCGACTTTCAACTTGATCTATATACATACCACTAGCTACTTTGCCTTCATCTAATTGAGCAGTCCCTAGATCCTGCACATCAAATTTTCTAATATAAGCATTCATATTTTTGCCTTTCACTGCTTGCAACTCTGAATCAGGTATAATATCAGCCGTTAGGCCTTTTATATTTTTAAATTTAAATGTGAAACTCCCTGGTATTCTAGTAAGTGCTAACCCTGTCATTCCAGCATCTAGTCTTTCATCATTTTTCTTAAAACCTAATACAGTTTTATTTCTTTCTGTTAAATCCACTGTTATTTCTGCTGTATTAAATTGTGTATAAAACATTTTTTGATTTGCTTCACACCAGGAACTTAGTCCCCCTATTGTTTTTTCATCTAAATCGGTACAAAGTAGCCTATACCAGTTGTTATGTTCATTTATTAGCAAATTTAATGCTCCTATTAAGTCTGCTACTTTATCTTCAGAGCTTTTTAAACCCTTTCCGAATACCGCTACTTTGTTTGGCCTAGGATCTTGACTTGCTATAATATTTGCTATCTTAAATACTTCTGTTTGGGGATCATAATTTTTTTGCAGTTCTATTATACTCCTGCTTATGTCATATTCTTTATAATCGCTATCTCTTTCAGTGTCTAATATTAAGACTTTGCCAAATCCATCTTTGCTTATTACCTGCGTAGCATCTGAGAAATTTACATTTATATCGGCCATGTAGTTACCTCCTTATTGTTAAAACTTCATTTGTGGTTTTGTTATTTATTTCTACAGTTTCAACGCTATCTATATTCATAGCTACAACATCAGTTACCCTAAACATAACATCAAAACCATATTTATACGTGTATTCCGTTTCTAAGATTGTGGATTTGTCAACCCATTTCGTACTTTCTAACAATATTATACCATTTTCATTTAAATACTGCTTTCCATACGTTTGTAGCCAATTTGCAGTATCTTGCATAAATTTAAAAACACTTTCGTAATTATCTGTATAAAATGTTAAGCTAAAACTCATTTTAGGCTCTTTAATGCTTTGCATAGTTATACCAGTACCATTATAACTATGTGTTATAGTTCCTCTCATATCGTCCTTATCTTGTATATATGGGGTTAATATTCCTACAGTAGCATAAGGGAATGGTGGTATATTATGTATCATATTAGATTTTATAAAAAGGTATTTTTCATCTATTGAATTTAAACCTTTAATAAAGGTATTCCAAATATCATATATATTAACCATTTATTTTCTCAACTCTTTTCATATAATATCGTTTAAAAGTAGAATCTATTATGTTATATTCTCTAACACCATATATCTTATAATGTTTATTTTCTTTTATATCAGTTACAAATGAATTATTTTCCATACTTATATCTGTATATAATTTAACATCATCTAGGGAATAAGCTCCTTCTTCTAAATATTTTAAATCTTTTTCACTTAGGGGTAATATAGCACCTTTAAAATCAATATCTATTGGTTTAGGCTCCTTATATTCTCCTGTTTTCCTGTCATAGTATCCTTCTCCCATACTATAAGTTTTTAAATCTTTCTTTAAACTATCAAGAATCATATTCATAAAACCACCTCTATTATATCTTGAATGTGATACTTTCTCTTAATCTTCCAGTATCAATTAAAGGATTTGATTTTCCTCCTTTTCTTTCTATTGTAAAAGAATGATTGGGTGGGGAGCTAACCTCTGTAAGGGTTTCTTTCATAAGATCTGCTAAATACTGACCTACTCTATTTAAAAATGTATCTACATCAATTTGAAAAGTAAAAACTTCATTTAACCCATCTTGTATTAACTTATTTATTTTATTTTGCTTTTCTTCAGCTGTTCTTCTTACAAAACTTCTTTCTGGAATTTTAATAGAAGTTGTGGTTCCTTTCAAATGTAATCCATTGTAATGTAACCACGCTCTCATTTTAGGTGTTACATTTATATTACAACCAAATTCATTGACATTAGCTATCATCAATATATCTGATCCACTATCCCCAAATATACCAATTTTTATTTTAGCTTTTGCAATTCTTTCAATTGCCTGTTTTAATTTCTTAGAATTATCTTTTTTAACACTTTTTTTTACCCTCATATTTTTAGTCCTCTATATTTATTTATAATTGCTATTTGCTGCATATTAAGTTTAATTTCATCTTTCCATTCCATTCTTACATCAGATATAGAATAAGACTTTAATCCTTTTTTTGCACCATCGCTATTGTTTATAGCTATTTGTTGTTGAATTAATTCTAAAGCTAATAGTTTTAAATCAAAAGGTACTTCTTTATGTCCCGCATTATATGTAATCCTTATATGTCTTCTAGGAAAATTTATTTTACCACTCATATAACTGCTGCCACCTGTTCTAAACCAAACAGTATCTTTGTATAAAATACCGCTTTTAGTATTTATATCATATTCTTCTTCAGATACTGTGTTCAAAATCTCTCCATCTAGTACATATTCCACTGAATTAATAGTATTAATAGGATAGTTGTTTAATATAAGTGCATTACTATTGCTACCTTTGTATTTTTCTATATAATCCTGTGCAAATATATCTCTACCTATCATTCCTATAATTGTTTCAGATACTCCTTCTATGTATATCTTAAATGTATTATCATTTTGATTTGTATTATCTTTCTCTATATTTAAGAACTCTTTCAATTCTTCTAGAGTGCATAAATTCATTGTTTCCACCTCCTACCTAGATTTTAGCATAAAAAGAAAAGAGGGCTTATTTGCCCTCTTTTACAGTTTCCTTTTTACTTGGTTTTGATTTAAGGTCCTCTTTTTCTTCTTTGGCATATCCACCATTTATAAGTATATTAACAAAATTTGTGTCCTTAGATTCTAATACTTCACCTTTTTTATATACTCTAGCATTTATACCATCTTCTGAACCTACAAATTCTTTTAAAGTTTTTAATTTCAATATACCACCTACTTAACAGGTTCTAAATTAGCATGACCCAATATTCCTAGAGCTGTTGTTCCTGTACCAGTTAACTTTACAGCTACATATCTTTTGTTCCCTCTATAGCCTACTTTATATACTCCCGCTCCATCTGCAGTTATTGCATTGCCTAAATAATCATCCTCTTTAACTTCTGTTAAAGCATCCTCTTTATCGCCTTCATATAATTTAGCCGTTGCTGTTCCTGTTGTTGTTATTGCAAAAACAGCACTGGAAAATCCAGAAGTATCTATTGCAGTATCTGTTTTAGCTTCAACAACTTTTATAGAATTATATAAATCCTTATTAACCATATATTATTACCTCCTAGGATTGTTTTAAAATTTTGATAGTTTCAGGCTTTTTAACTCCGCCACCAACACGCTTAGTTGTGTAGAACTTAATCCATGGTTTAGAAGTTAAATTATCTCTTATAGTTACAAAGCCTTGTTTATCAACTATTTGATAACCTTCTCTAAAGTTACCAAAAGCTATTGGTAAACCTCCCGCTGCAGCAACTGGCATATCATCAGCTTCATATATACCATACCCTAAAACAGTAGCGGGCTGACCCATTTGTGTAGAAGGTTGCCATAAATATTGACCATTATTATCTTTAAGAGTTCTTATATCTCTTATTGTGCTTCTTTTACACATAAATACTGCTCCATTAGAGTATTCCGCATCTAATCCATAAACAAGTTTTAATAATCCATCAAAATCAAGTTTAGCAGTAATTTGTTCTATTTCATTATTATTTAAAAATCCTTCTGGTTGATTAACACCATTTCCCCTTACAAAAGCAGTACCTTCTAATTGCGCAAATCTATTAGCTATTCTATCAGCTATATAACTTTCAAAATTAAAAGCACTATCATCTAAAAGGGTTTGTGTTATCTTTGGTTCAGCATACATTTCATGTACTGGAATTTTTACTATTTCAAAAGTATCATTTCCAGTAGTAGGTCTTTCCTGTCTTTCTCCTACCCAACCAGATTCGTATTCTCCACCTTTTTCTCTAGGTAACTTATATTCATTACCTTTGCTAATAGTAATAATATCAGCTACCTGTCTTATAGGACTTATCTTTCTAAGTCTAGTTATTATATTACTAGCAATATTTTCAGGTAAGAATATTCCACCATCAGGGTTACTATCACTAGACATAGCTTTCTTCTCTAAAGATTCCCCTATAGATCCTGTTCTAGCATAAGATTTAAATTCCTCAACCTCTTTCTTTTCTAAGTCTGTCATAACGTTTTTGGTTTCTCCACCAAAACTAACTCTTTGCATTTTCAATTCCATTTCATCTAATGCATCTTGGATTCTATTTATTTGCTCTCCATCTGCTTTTTTTCTACCGCTTCCTTTAAGTGTTCAAAAGTGTTATTTATTTCATGAATCATATCTTTTGCATCTGCCATTATTTATCTTCCTCCTTATGTACTATATTTTTATATAAACTCTCTAAAGCTTTAAATTCATCTGCTTTTAACCCTATTTTATCATCCTTTGGTTTTTTCTGCTTATTAGGCTCTTTTTCTTCTTCTTCCTCTTCTTTAGGGTCTTTTTTATATTTTTCTTTAGAATTATCATCTTCTTTATCTTTTTCTTTAGCTTTTTTATCTTCCTGTTCTTCTTCCTGATCCTGATCTTCTTCATCTTCTCCTAATAGTTCTTTTATCGCTTTTAAAGTAGATTTAAGCTTTTCTTTATTAGATTTACTTATTTTAGCACCTGCTTTAGTTTCAATTAGGGATTTTATTTCTTCTATTTTATCGGAAAATTCTTTTTCTTCCTGCTGTGGTTTTAGAGTTTCCATTATAGAATTAAGTTTTTCCTCTATCTCTTTTAAATCCACCTTAGCACCTCCTTCCTGTGATTTCACATCTGTAATATTAGCTTTAGGATTCATCGGGAAAGTTACTGCAGAAACTTCCATTATGTCTATATCTTTTAAATTTCTAATTGTTTTCTTACCTTCTGTTACATACTCATAATCAAGTGTTTTATATCCTATACTGTTTTTAAGCTTATTATTTTTCATTAATGTATAAGCCTTGTAGGCATTTGGTATAGTAGGATTTCCGTTCTCTAATGTATCTAAATACAATTTACCTTCCATATCTATTCCGTTATTGTTTGCAATTAGTTTAACTTCTCCTATGGGTTCACAAACGTTATGTTGCCATAGATAAGGCGCTATTTTCCCATTATTTTTATTAGCGATACTAGGTAATACCCTATCATTTCCTTCATCAATATTATTAAAAGGGCTTGCGGTCCCTTTAAATAATCCTTTTCCGTTATCTCTTTAATCTCTATTTGTAGCCCTTTAAATTCTAAATCCAACTTCTCACCACCTTATACGTCAATATCGTATAAAAATATTATAGCATACTTTAAAAAATTGCATAAAAAGGGACTAGAGTTGAACTCTAGTCCTTCTATATTATAATTCTTTGTATTCTTCCATTGTCATTGTTACTTGCATTATTCAACACTCCTTTATTTTCAATCCACACGATTTAGCTATTTCTATAAGATCATTGCCTGTTATATCTTCACAAAAGTTCTTTTTCTTCATTTGTAAATTGGCAAACCATTCTTTAAGTTCCTTTTTACTAATGTATGGACTAATTTCATTCAACATTAACCCTATCCTTATCTCTTCTATGACTTGCATTTCTTCAATATCGTCATAGGCTACTTCATCATAATAAACCTCATCTTCTGTGAACATATCTCACACCCTTGTATTAGCATAACAACCAATATTAAAATGTTCTATGTAGAAGCAATTACCCAAATCAGATACACTTTTAAAAGCCTTTTTTCTTTCTTCTTTTTCTAAGTGCCTACACAAATCAAATCTTTCATCTAAATCCTTATAAGGTATAATCTCTATTCTTTTCATATAACAACCCTCCACTTATACGTTTATTTCGTACTTTTAGGCTAAAAAGGTATGTCTCCATCATCTTTAACAGGTTCAAAATCTACTGGTACACTTGTTTCCTCTTTCTGTTCTCTTTTTTCTAAAAACTCCACTTCATCTACCACTATTTCAGTTACATATACCTTGTTGCCTTCTTTATTATTATAAGTTCTAGTTTGTATTCTTCCAGCTATACCAATCTTACTACCCTTATGTGTGTATTTTCCTAATATTTCAGCAGTTTTATTAAAAGCTACACAATTTATAAAGTCGCTTTCATATTCTCCGCTGCCACTTTTAAAGTTTCTTCTTATGGCTATAGTAAAATTAGCTACCGCAGTTCCACCTTCTGTAAATTTTAAATCTATGTCTTTAGTTAAATTACCTATTCCTACCCATTTATTCATTATCTCAATTCCTCCAATTTTATTAAATCTGGTCTTTCTAAATCATAATGTTTGTATTCTGTTTTGCCCCATATAACACAACCTATAGCAACTATACTTAAACATATACCTGCAACAATAGGTAATGCTAAAATCAACTTAATCATACGTCATTTCCTCCAATGCAAACATAATATTATACATACGACCGCTACAATTAACATGAATATATTCAATTTTTTACTCCTTTATAATTTTTATCATAAAATATATCTAATTGTTCTATTATTTTTATTAATTCTTTAGTTTCTTTAGTTTTATTTTCTTTATATAAAAGTCTTTCAGCTTCTTTAGTTAATTTACATATGATCCTTATCATTCTTAATCTATTTAATGTATTAAACATTTAAATCTCCTTTATATACCATGCAATTTAAATTATTTTTAAAAATCTAATTTTAGCATATGGCCAAATACCAACTCCATTATCTATATAATAACTTCTATCTGTTTCTTTAATTATTTCATATTCTTTTTTTAATTCTAATTTTGGTATAGTAGCCTTATTATTTATACATATTATTCTCATTATCAATCACTTCCACACAACATATATTATTTTTATATATATACAAATCTATACCATTTCTATTTTTAATAAGTTCTATTAAATTCTTATTCTTATCTTCTAGAATATTTATGAATTGCATTTTGCTTTCTTCATTTGTAGTAAACTCTGAGTAATTACCCCCATTATATCTTATTATAATTTTATATTTATCCATATTAGTTCTCCTTTATATACCATTCACCCTTTAAAATTTGTCCCATAATTAATTTATCGTCATCTGAATCAATAAAACCATTATTATATATTGTTGTTTCATCATTCCATATGCACTTAATATCTTTACCCTTTAAATAAGCTTGAATAGCTTCTTCAAAACTTACTTTTTTATCTTCCATTAAAATACTTTTAAAATAAAATTCTTTTTTATTGTAATCAATAATCCAATCTATTATTTTATATCCTAATCTTTCATATTGTTCCTTAATTTCTTGCCATTCTTCAGCCTCATCGAAAACCATTTCTACAATTTGTTTTTTTAACATAAATTAATCCTCCTTAATATACCATCCACCGTTTAATATTTCTTCTGAACACATAGCACTATCATTAGTATCAAAAATTTCTGATACATTACTTTTTATCTCATAAAATGTTTTAAGCATTTTGTCGTTTTTATCTCTCCAAATACAATAAACTGTTTTCCCATATGCTTGTATAGCTTGCATAAATTCTACTTTCTTATCTTTTTTTATTATTTTAAATTTCATTGTTAATATATCTTTCAAGCTTTTTTGGCTTATAAACTCTCTGTTTTTATCAACAAAATATAATTCTTCATCTTTTATTTTGTAGTGCTTATTTTTGTATAGTAATTCAGTACCTTCTGGAAATTCCATTACTTCATATATATCATATTCTCTATCATAATCTATTTTATTTTCTATTTCCCATTCTATAACTTTATATCCTTTATCTAAATAAAAGCTCTTTCTACTATATTGAATATGATTATTATCATTAAAATTATAAGAATAACAAGTATCATTATCTTCACAATATTTAAATAGTGCTGTTGTTTTACTACTAGCCCAATACATTCCCCTTTTATAACATTCCTTTAAGAAATCCTCTGCTTTTTCTTCAGTATCACACAATACTACAAATTCATTATTTTTAAATCCTTCCCAATTAAATTCCATATCATTCTCCCCTTTAAATTTAATATCTTTAATTGCATTTTCCCAACATTCTTTACAATTTTCTTTTGGATCACATATATAATCAGGAAAATTTTTTAAATCAAATGCACCAGGACAGTAGCTAATTCCATTTTCATTATTAATATAACAACTGTTTAAAAATTCTTCTTTAGTTATTTCCTTAGCTATTTTATTTATATCCATATTTAATCTCCCATTCTATACCAAAATAATCTCATTCCTAATTTACTTAATGTTTCAGAACTATTGTATACTAGTAATTCTTCCAATCTATCTATAGTGGAGGATTCACAAAACCATTGATATATATTATCTTTTATCCTTTCTAACATTAGCTCTCCTCCACTTCTTTAAAACTACAAGTTACTTCCATTATTCTATATTTTCTATCTAATGGGAATAATGAATTACTTGAAATAAAATATTCATTTCTATTTTTAGGTTGAATAACATAAAATTTTTGATTTTCCATAACATTAATCCTCCTTCATTTCAATCAAAGTCATAATGCTATAATTAGCTAAATCCCTAAGTGTATCTTTTATAGATTCATCTTTAACCTTTTGTTCCTTAGTACATAGACTTTGTAACCTATTAACTTTATCTGTAATCCTTGTAATCGCACTTATTATTCCTAACTTCTTGTAAGTTTCTCCAAAACTATCTCCATAATCGTGGTTCTTATGCTTGTATATTTCATTTAAATCTACACATATTCTTTTATGTTGTTCAATTTTATTATCCATCTATTTTCACCTCAATGTTATAAGCATCATTAACACCTTTTTCAAAATGTTCACATTGGCCCTTGTCATTTAAAAACATAACTTGGTTTTCTCTCCATTCCTTTAAACACATATGTTCATAGTAATTTTTACAATTAGTATTTGAACAACTTAAACATATCCGTATGCCTTTATTCAATATATCACTCCTAACAATAGTTACTTTCTATTTCATCTTGAAGTACTGCTATTTCCCCAGTATTACATAGCTTTTTATATACTCCTTCTTCTTGTGTATCCTCTATGTTTCCACCTATAAAGCATGGACAATGTGGAAGTTGTTTTAATGCACCTGTAAAGTTTTTTATTTTACATTCTCCTGTAGTTTCTTCAAAAGAACAGTTACAATAACACACTTTTTCAGCTCCTTTCCAATAAATCAGATATATCACAATAAATAGAGAAAAGAAAATATAAAAGTATAATTTGATAATTAGTAATGTTATTACCAATTTTAAATATTAAACAAATTAAAATGAATACTAAGAATTTTTTTATTTCTCTGTCCATTTACTTACCTATTTCCTTTTTTACTTCTACAACCTTCTCATTTATAGCTATTCGCATAAATTCTTCTTTGCTTATCCCTTTATATTCAGCACACTTACCTATTTCCTCTAAATAATTATCTATAAATCTAAGAGGAAATGTTTTAATCTTTTGCATCTAATAACCTCCTTAATGTTATTTACTATAAAAATTAAAATTGTTCATAACTTGCTTTATCAATTCTTTTTGATATTCAGCTAGTATTAATTCTGATGTTAACCCAAAAACAGCAATTCCAGTCTCGTTTTGTATCTTTACTTCAAGATTATTAATATAACCTTCAATATCATTTAAAAGTTTTTTATATCTTTTAATATATTTTTGAGGATCTACACTAAAATTTGGTTCAGCAAATAATTTTTTAATATCAAACTCTTTATTTTCCATATATTTCACTATCCTTCCTGATTATATTTGTATTACAATCTAACAATCTTTCTTGTTATGAATACTATCAAAATATTCTTTCACTAACCTTACCTTTTCTAACTCACCACACTTAACACATAAACCACTATATTTACCTAGTGTTGAATTATAATCTTCAATAACTACATTATCTTCTTTACAGTGTTTACAAGTTCCATAATTAGCTTTACATGTTGAATAAGTTACTGAAACTTCTCTATTTGTATAAAATGATTTTCCACATTCATTACACTCTATTAATCCTAAATTTTCATCACCATATTCCCAACTATCAGTAAATTCATAGCCACAAAATGGGCACACAATTTCATTTGTGTATTCATGATCTATGTCTTTTTTATAACTCATAAACTTGTCTCTCCTTTTTTGTATTATGTTATTAATCAAATAAATCTTTTACTTCCTCAAATCCATGAGGTTGTATATAGTTATCTGCTTCAACTTGAATATTTAAGAACTTAAATATTCTTTTAACATCTTCTAAACTCTTAATTTTATCTACATTCAACTGTCTTATAGTAGTTAGATTTTTAATATCAAAATTAAATATTTCTTCTTTCATCTTTTCTCCTTTCAAAGTCTGAATATTTTTGAATTGTGACATTAAATTATATTAAACATATTTAACTGGTTCATAGTACTTTCTAATCTATCACTGGCCAGATTAAAAATTTCTCTATCCTTTTCAAATCCTAAAAAATCAAATCCCATTTCATAGCATGCTATTAAGCTGCTCGCACTTCCTACATGAGTATCTAAAATTTTATCTCCTTGTTTTGCATAATTAAGTAATATCCATTTGTATAAATTAACAGGTTTTTGAGTAGGGTGTATTCTGATTTCATTTTTGCTTTTATCTCCTTGCATTATATGTCCTTCGCTTATTGATTTGCCTTGCATCATTCCATTCCACATATATCTAAACATCTTGGTTTTGTTATGCATACTGCAGTAAGCTACTTCACAATCACTAAAAGAACTTTTACCGTTTACCTTATCCCAAATAATTAATCCAGGACCTAAATAATAATCAAAGTAATTACAACCCCATACTATTTGATTTTTAGATACTCTTAATAATTCTTTGAAGTACTCCTTACCAGGAACACTCCAATCTTCAATAACGTTATATTGCTTTCTTTTTATGTTTAACTTATTTACTGTTCTCCCGTAGTATTTTCTTTTATTCGGCCCATCAAAATATGGAGGATCTACTATAGCTAACTCGAAATATTTATCTGGTATTTGCTTCATACCTTCCATGCAATCAATATTATATAGCTTGTTTAATTCAAATATTTTACTCACCCCCTAAACACTACAATCATACTTGGGAATGGTGCTGAATTTTTAGCATTACCAAATTTCAACCTTCCTTTTATAAACCTTATTTCTTTAGCCTTATGATAAATATAAGAATGAAAATACTTCGTATCTGTTCTAGCTGGTATTAACATTACTACTGTTGTATTTTGTTTTTTAGATTCTTTGTATGCTTTCTCTACCCATTTACCAATCTCACGCCCGTATGGTGGATTACAGAATACTCTGTATCTCCCCCAATCCTGTTTTAGTCCATCTATTTCTTTGGTAAAATATTTAGAGCATTTAGCATTTTCTTTAGTAGCACATGGATCTAGATCAAAGTTAAACTCTTTATTTAATTTGTCAAAGAAATCTTGTGGTGTTGCCCACAAATCTGTTTCACTACTAAACATTACCGCTGTATTCAATTTATCACCTTCTTTTCTGTCGCCTTAATTTCAAAATACGAATTAATCATAAATTTTATTTATATAAATGACGTTCCATTCTGTCATTTTCATCATTATCCCATTTTTCACGTAAAAGATTGTCATATTCTTGTTTTATTTCATTCTCAGTTAGAACTCCCTTTTTGATTAATAAGCTTTTTATAGCTTTCATTTCGTATTCTTTTATCATTTAAACTCCTCCTTGCTGATACATAATATATTCATATTGCGTATTATTCACTTTTTTCAGCTTTAAAATTTATTGAAGTTTTAAAATTTACTGCAAGCTGTCTTTCACATTCTTCACAATCCATTACAAATTCGCCCTCCATGTCGTTTGGTTCAATATAATCTAAACCATCATGTTCATATCCACAGTAAGGACATATTATTCCAAATTCCATAATTCATAGCCTCCTATTTTACTTCACCTTATATTAAAATATATTACATAATTTTAATTATTAATTAATCTATATTCCCATACTTATTCATGTATTTAATTAATAAATTATCTTTATCTCTAATAGTGTCACAAAGTAAAGCGAAAAAATTAGCTATATCTTTTTCTTTTATTCTTTCATTATCAATATTTCTATAAATGCACATGAAAGTAGGACTAGTATTCAACAATTCTCTATAATTCATCATTTCTTCTTTTATTTTTTCTTTATCCACCTTATCTTACCTCTATCATAATTCGCATTTTTTATAATATAATATTATGAATTATTCCTCGTATTCAAAGTCATAACAATCATGGTCTAGGACTTCAACTATCCCATTTTTATCTTTAATAATTTCGTGACCTTCTAAACAAATCCAATTACTTTTTTTATCTTCACAAACACAATTTTTACAATCCAAACAATCATTTTTATTAATACTCATACTTCCTCCTTTTATTTTATCTTTATTTCATGTTCCGACTTATTTATAATTTGTATTCTTCTTTTAGTTCTCTTAAAGCCTTTGTTATAATTTTAAAATTATCTTCTTGCCATGTATCTTGATTCATAAGTTCGTTCAAAATTTGTTTTGTTTTTTCTTCCTTTTTTCTATGGTTCTCCTGGTGCTCTTTTACGTCTATTTCAAATTGTTCAGGGTTTAAAAAATATTTGCTATCTGCAGCACCCAAAGGAGACAATTTACCGAATCTTGCATATCTACTCATTTTTCCACATCCCTTTATATTGTGAATTACTTCCTTACTTACTATTATATTCTCATTCAATTAAAAAATCAACCAATTCCGTACTTTTTTATACGATAATTCCGTATTTATTTTATAAGTTCGCTAAATTCATGTTTAGTGCATGAAAAAAGAGAAGGTATTAATCCTTCTCCGACATTTGATATTTAATTACACATCTACAATGGCATACTTCTTTTGCTGGGAGCCTGCTATCTCCTGGATACATTCCACCATTACTAAAAGGTTCATCCATTTTAACTGTTTCTCCATCCAAACTTCTATGTGATACTCTTACCGCACTATCTCTGCTGCTTATCCATGTTTTATATTTAAATCCGCTCTTTTCTCCACTCATGGCATTAGCTTTCATTATTGTATTATGTATTTCAGTTTCTGCTATGTTTTTAGCTCTACTTTTACTATAGTCATATATTTTGCTTGATAGGTTATCTATTATTTTAGAAGTGCTATCACCATTTATTAATCCTTTTTCTATTATTTCCCTAGTTAGTTCCTTAGTGGTTTGATTAATTAACTTGATTTGATCTCCACCATATGTATTTAACCATTCCAGGTATTCATCTTTAATTATTGCAAATAATTTACCACCACTATTGATTGATTGTATCTGTTCAAATAGTTTGGCTCCTATCTTTCCAGCATTAATCCATTCTGGAAGTAATGCCAGCATAAAAGTTTGTATACCTTCATCTATCTTAAATTGTTTAATTACTTCTTCAGCTTTCTTTTTAGCTTCTTCTTTACTTATGCCAGAATCTTTAGTGTCATTTAAAACTCTATTTGTAGCGGCTATAATTTCTTTTAGTTGTTCCATTAGCAACTTATATATTTTATTTTTAAATCTTCGCTCTAATGGTTTAGCTACTCTATCATACATATTTAACATTTGTCGTTTAATCTTTTTCTTTTTATCGGCCCCCTTTCTTTCTAATACATAAAAGATTTATCTTCTTTTTCATCTTCTTCATTATTAATATTTTCTGTTTGGGAATTATGGTCCTGTTCTTCTTCTATATCCACCAATCCCATAGGCAAATATACCTTTCCATCTACAATTGCAAAACTTCCACTAGGCGCTATTATATCCCCGCCTTCTACTGGTTCAAGTCCTCTCTTTGCCCTCTTTTCGTTTATACTTATATCATTAGATTTATTTAATATATCTGCCATTTCTCTCATATCTTCCTGCAAGCAAGGAACATGACTATAATCTATATCAAGGTATTCATTTTCTTTTAACCCCAAGAATGGAGTTAATTCATCTGCTAATTCTTTCATAAGTGGTATAGCTGTTTTAAGATATAATCCTTTTTCAGCTTCATTTTTATTATTGTAAGATGAACTTTCATTAAGTCCAATTATAATTGGATCTACACCCATACCATAACATACATCTTTTATTGTACTATCTTTTCCTTCTTTCCAATCCATTTCCTTTGGATTAACACCTGTAGATGTATACGTTGCTCCACCATCTAGCAGTAAAAATTTACCTACTTCGTCTTTCCCTTGATATTTATTTTTTATATTTTCTTGTGCTCTTTCAAATTCAGCATCTCCCAATACTTCCTTAGCAGATATTACACCACTTAAACTACCGCCGTTTTGCAGTAAAGAAATATTCCAATCAACCATGCTATTTAAAAGGTCACCATTTTTCAAAATAGGAGCTAACATACTCATACCTCTACCTAAACCATCGTATTTATCTAAAGGGTTGAAATTCTTCCACATCATAAAATTTTCAGCTTCAATTGGTATTAAACTACCTCCGTGATAAAAAATATCTATATATGGTTTCTTTACATCTGTAGAGTTTTCAAAGCTCATTTTATCAGGCCTATATACATATATTTCTTTAGTTTTACCATTTGCTATTAATTTATGGAAAGGTGCTTCTCCTGCTATATAATAAAAAGCCACTGCCCTTTTAATTAATTCAGATTGGCCATAAACAGGATTAGGGGTTTCTATCACTTGTAGCGCTGGATGATTCTTAATTTCTTCTGGCTCACCTTTACTGTTATACTTCATCACTCGCCAGTTTAATTGTATACAAGCTTTCATGATCTCTTGCATACACCTAAAAATAATCCAGTTTCCCATATATCCTTCTTTTGATATTGCGTTATAATTGACTTCAGAATACTTGGGAGTTCTTCCGCTAATAGACATAATACTAGAATATACAGATTTATTTTTACTACCCTCTTTTAATTCAAATATATTTGATAATTTCATTATCTCACCTCTATTCCTTTGTTCTTCTTATAATTATCTCTGCACATAATACAGGGAGCCAAAACAAAGAAAAATAAATACTTGCTAATACTTTTCCTATAATTCTTTTGAATGGTGTTTTAATTGCTATGAATATGCCTGTAAATATATATAAATAAATCAAAAAATATAATATGTATTTCATTTAATCACCTCTTTAAATGTATTTGATACGGTTAGCAATACGGTTCAAAGCCTTGGTATTACTAAGCTCTATATATGTACTAAATACGGTTGTTGATACGGTTTATAATTTTTTATATAAAATGCTTTCTGATTTACTGTAATTATAATCTTTCATAGCTTTTTTATATATTCTAAATCTTCTATTATCTGCCCCAGCTATCTCAATTCTAATGTTATCCATTGGGTATTGTTCTTTTATAAGCTGTTCAAATTCCTTTACTTGTTTTTTAGCCCATATTAAACCCTCTAATCCACTTTTACCAGTACATTTGCAATCAATTGGATTTGCTTTTTCATTTAGCCATTTTTTTATATGTTTTTTCTTGTTAGCTATAGCAAAAATAACACAAAATCCTTTAAAGTTATAATAATCCATATCCCTAAATCCAATAAAAGCAGTTTGTTTATTACTTAGCAATGTGTATTTATAATACATATCAGAAGTTTTAATAAAATTCATTAATTTACCTCTCTACAATCGCGAAATCCACGTTTCGCGAACTTATTAATTTAATTATAGCATAAAATAAAATAAGACCCTGGACCTCAAAGGTTTCCAGAGTACGATCATATTTTATAATAAATTAAGCATTTTCTGATTTTCTTCATATGCCCAACTAGGACTATTCAATTCATCATAAAATTTTTTACCATCTTTTAAAATAATTTCATTCAATGGATAACTAGCATTGCCTACATGCACGCTTTCTATTTCATTTGTTGGAGCTATTCCTTTAACTCCATGGTTGCTCCATATTTCCATAAGCCTATCTTGCCAATACTTCTCTTGTCCCCATTCTAAATCTTTAGGACATTCTTTACCATTCATATCAATTATTCTCATGTATTTAGCCCCCTTGCAAATTATATTTATTCTTTCTTAATATAGTTGAATTATAAATTAAATATATATATCTTTGTCAGATACATCCACACCCTCAATTTTTAAAACTTTATGTTTTAAATCCTCTCTTATTTCTACTTCCATTTCTACC